CTACCGTCTTCTTCAATTGCTTCAAGCCATGAATCGACCTGAGCAATTCTCTTCTGGTATAAAAGGTAATCGGCTATAAGTTTAGCCTGAGGGATATCATCAATCTTAGATAGGATATTCTCGTCCACAATCGGCTGACCTGTTGGAGTAAACTTCTTAGGCTTCCACCCAAAGTCTACTAAGTATTCACCGATTTGTTTACGCGAACCTAGATTGAATGCTTGTAGTTTCTTACGATAAAAAGGACGGTCCATGCAGTCATCAAATTCCTGCGGTGTAAGTCCAACCCTAGATAAAGTACCGTCCTTCTTAAGCTTTGGTACAACTAATTTATCTCTAAGAAGTCTAGGTTTAAAAACCTTGTGAACTTCTTTCTCAGCGGCAAACATTTTTTCTTTAAGAGTAGCAACCAACATTGTTGCAGATTGTTCATCAAATAAGAAACCATGTTCTTCTTGAGACTTGAGAATCTTAGCGACCTCGTGTTCTAGTTCAATACTTTCTGTACTGAATCCGCGACCTGATTTTAATAAAGCTTTATAGACTGCTTCATTAAGTTGTACATCCCGACTACAGTAATCCAACATTTCTGGAGTAAAGCTTTCAAACTCAGGCTGTTCCATCTTAGGCATTCCTAATCTGTAACCCCAGGTTTTTAGACTGTGTCCGTTTTCTTGTACCGGATTAAATAATCGAGATAGTACTAGTGTGTCTATTATCTTGTTGTTGAATTTAACATTGTAAAGTTTTTCTAAAACAGGTATGTCGTAACCAAGAATGTTGTGACCTATTAAGGTATTACTATTTACAAGGAGGGTTATGCCCTTATCGATTTCGTTAGGACCGAATCGATGTATAGTGCCATCAACTTCCTTGGCTACGAGACACCAAACTGTGTCAGGTTTTAGACCATTTGCTTCAATATCAAAGACAACATTAGAGAGTGAGTTCTTGTTCATAATCTTTTCTTGTCATGAGAAATTCATCAATTTCATCTTCTAATTCTTTTTCATGTAATCGACCTGTATCATTATCATACAATAAATTACAAGCAAGTCCAGTATCTCCTGTGTATCTGGATTTTAAAACGCGTAACTTAGTTGTGTTAGCGACCACAGGGTCTTCCGCTTGTTGGTTTCTTTCTAAAGCGATAACACAATCAGAGAGTTGAGCGATACCTTGTGAACCTTTTAAGTGGGACAAGGAGACTTCCACACCTTGCTCGTGACCTTTGTCGCCAGAGGCACGTCTTAAGTGTGAGACTAATAACATACCCACTCCGGTCTCTTCGACCAGACTACGTAAACGATTCATCAAGGTATCAATACCTCTACGTTCATCACCTTCAGTAAGAACATTAACTAACATATGTAAGTGGTCAACAATTACCCATTCACACTCACAGCTAATGATGATGTATCGAAGCTTAGCAAAGATATCGTCAATGTCAGTTGCTCCTAAGTGAGCATGGATAAATACTCTTCCCTCCTCAATGACTTTGTCAAACAAAGATTCGAGTTGGTCTGGCGAATATTTATCTCTTTTTTCATTAAGATATATTCTATCGTTAGCTTCAATAGACACAATACCATCGGCTGTTCGTTGCCAATTTTCTTCAAGGGCAATGATACCAACGTTGTCTGTAGTGTTTTTAATTATCCAGTGTTCAAGTTCTCTAGTAACACTAGACTTACCAAGACCTGTACCACCTGTAAAGGTGACCAGTTCCCCTTTCCTCAGCCCGTACAACTTATTGTTTAAGCCTTCCCAAGGATAGGGGATACTTGGTTTTACCTCTCGATGTAGCCAGTCTTTCTTTTTACTGGATAGCTCGATAATTCCTGAAGGTGTGTATTGTCTTGAATCCCAGAATGCTTGAGTAAATTCACTGAACTTACCCTGTTTAAGCATGTCATTGGCATCCTTATAGCCATTAGGCAAACCCATGATTTTAACTTTCCCGGGCTTGATAATCCTTGCGACATTCTTAGCCGCCTCCTTCCCTTGTTTATCATTGTCAAAGCAAAGAATAACTTGGTCAAAAGACTCGACAAATTCTATGGATTCTCTGATATCTTTAACAGCACCAGAGGCTCCACGTTTTAATGAGACGATAGGATACTTACCATTAAACATTTGATAAGCCGCCATAGCATCGCACTCACCTTCAGTAATAGTGAGATACTTTCCGCCTTTATTACGGAAGAGTTGCTCACCAAATAGACCGGTATTATCAAAGGTCCCTCCGAAAGAGAAACGTTTATCTCTGACATAACGAGACTTAGTTCCAACAATTTCATCCCCATTGTAATAAGGATAAATATGTTCTTGGATGTCTCCGTTCTGGTCAGTAATAGCACGTACTCCAAATCTCTTTGCAGTGGTCTTATCAATACCGCGGTCTATTAGGTCATAGTAATCACCTTTATATGTTGATAAAAAGGTGTTTGATTCTTTGGGTTTTGTAATACCCTCAGGTGTTTTGTAGTCCGGAAAGAAAGCTCCGCAACTAAAACATTTAGCTGAGCCGTCTTCATTTACTGAGACTGCATCGCTTGATTTACATAAGTTACAGGGTACGTGAAATTCTACCCATGTTGATTTGGTTTCCATTTTTGCCCTCCAAAAGCAGGGGTCCGAAGACCCCCGTTAAATAATATGAAAAAACTACTTAGATTTTTTGCTGTTGGATTCTGCTTCTGCAGTTTCCTCTTGCTCAACCAATGCCTCTTCAACTAGTAGAGGTCTAAGTTCCTCTTGTAGTTTGTCATTGGATTTTTGTAGTGAGATTTGAAACTGATTGTTAAAAGCAATCTGGCTCACATAAGCTTGAACTTGTTGTCTAGCTTTTGGGTCAGTAAGCTTTTCAGTTTCATACACCTTACCGTCAAAATTAATTTGCATAATTAAAACTCCTCACCGTCTAACAGCTCGTCACCATCACCGGTTTTATAAGGAACTAAATTCACAATTTGTACAGCTTGTAAGTCTAAACCCTTACCAGCTTTTCCTTTCCATTCCCAATCATATTCAGAATACTGAACTCTAACTGTGGAACCATTTCCAATAAGAACATCAACGTCATTCTTATTTTGGTCTAGGAGTCTAGGTGCCTTTCTGACCATACCATTAGGACCATTTACTTTCCTCTTGATAACGACAGCAGGACCTTCTTCCATTTCACGAATGCCATGTCCACGAGCCGCAAAATCTTTTGCAGTTTCTTCATCAACAACTAAGTTGATTGTGTACATAGGCTCATAAGTTGTATTAGGGGTTCTTACCGAAGCCCAATACGCAGTACCTTCAACTATCATAGATATATCCTCCATTAAAAGTAGTTAATAGTTGTGTGGGTTTAAGAGTTCCCCACCCACGAGGGGACCATGTGATTGGATTGAGTGAGAGTAATGGAGATAGACGAGGGCAAACATCACTCAATGCTCTTAGATTGTTGCCTTCTATCTTCATACTGTAAATATTAATCCAATTCATAATTCATGTCAAGCAGTCCAAGCATTTGGTGCAGTCCACCAAGGTGGTCTCGGTCTACTTTTGTTCCATTGTGCATATGTCTTTTCCGCTATACAGTATTGTCTATAAGACAGTATAGGGTCATCGGGTTCTTTGTATTGGTCCGGCATAGCCAGAGCAACAGGTGTCTTCTCAGCTTGTGTTATGTTGTCAGGCACCTTAGTCAATGCTACTGATAACTTTTGATACGAAGCATGAGTGCGACCATAACGGTGCAAGTATTCCCAACACAAAGCATCGAAGTGTTGATAGAGCCATGCATAGTTACCGGATGTTTCTCTAGCCCAGATAGTACAAGGATGATTCTTGTAAGCAGTCTTATAGAGACCTGCCATATCAGCATACTCGTCACCATCTAAAACACGGTGAGCTGTGCATAACATTTGTGCGGTTTCCAAAGGCATCTTGACTAACATCTTATCAGGCTGAGCCTCAGCACATTTGCGTGGACAATCGTAAAAATAAAATATGTTCATCTATCCATAACCTCCTCTAAAATAGAATGCAAGTGCATCTGTTGAAACATATCTTCATCAAAGAAATGCAACAGATTACCGTTGTTAGTAATATCTACTCGCCAAGTAATTTTATCTTCGTACTCAAAGATATTGTCAATCATATCCTTGAATAATTTTGCTTGGTCTTTGGTTAGACAATAGCAAACTTCTACAGGTGCTTCGGGATGTGGGTCCCTAAACTTTGAGACAAATCCAATATCATAGTCCATCAATGTACCTCCTTTTTAGATGTGCTAAAGAATTTATTTATTTCACTTTTAATCTCTCTTAACTTTTCAAGAGAGCCTCCTCCCATCCACTTCTTACCTGTTTCCAAGTCTTCAATTTCAAGGACCTCGTCAACAGCTGGTATCTCTACCATGTTATCGAGTATCTCCATTTCAGATTCACCAAAACTTTTTAGTTCATCTTCTTTTCCGTCAATCACTACCTTTACTAGGTAATGTCTTATGTTCTGCATAATGCATTAGCTCCTCATATGTCTCTATCTCAGGACATTTTTTTAACCACTTCATAACAAATTTATCAGTCATGAAGGATAAGTTTATTCTTCCATTCGCAAACACATGGGTCTGGTCCGGCATCAAAGAACTTATATTGTCCAGATTAGCTTTTTCTTTTTCACCTTCTGGCAATAAACTTTGAAACCATCCTAGTTGTATATGTTTAACTTTACTTTTTAATTTTTT